GACGAGAAGGTCAGGGAGATATTCGAGGAGCAGATCGAGGACGCCAAGCAGCAGGCCGCATTGCGCATGCTAAAGGCGCAGTTCGACTCGGCTATTCTCTCGTTGACGGGAATGCCACCGGATGGGGTGGATGCGCCTGCACCTCAGACGGATGCGGCCGGTAACCCGATCAATGCGCCTGGGGGTCCGAATCCGGTGTCGCTCCCCGGTGGACTCGATCTCGGGTCCATTACAGCACCCGAGGTTCAGAAAATGATCAACGAGATCGTGACACAGGCGTATGGCCCCAGAGCGGGACTCCGCCGAAATCCGGACACAGATACCGACTAGGAGTCGAAAGCGAATGCCGCTTCATACCTCGGGCATTTCCCTGCCCGCCATGACCGTGCTGGGCCACCGCAAGAACGGCTCGCCGATCTACAACATCGCTGGCGGCGCACCTGAGCCCGGCGAGCCGGTCATCACCATCCCGGTCGTCCCCCCGCCGACTCCGGCCCCCGCTGAGCCGCGCTTCACTGCTGCGGACATCGAGCGGGCGCGGCAGGAGGAGAAGGACAAGTTGTACAAGCGCCTGGACACGGTCGAGACCCAGAACAAGAAGTTCCTGGACGAGATCGAGGCCCAGCGCAAGGCGCGGGAGGAGGCCCAGGAGGCCGAGGCAGAGCGGCAGCGCCAGGCCCAGGAGGCCGCCCGCACTCAGGCCGAGCAGGAGATGTCCGCCAAGGACCTCCTGGCGGCCAAGGAGGCGGAGTGGAACAGCCGCTTCGCCCAGTTCGAGGCGGATCGCGAGAACGAGCGCGCCCTCTTCGCGAAGGAGCAGGAGTTCAACGCCCTGCAGTCCTACATCCAGCGCCGCGTCGGCGAGGAGCAGGACAACATCGCCCCAGAACTTCTCGACCTCGTGACCGGCAATTCGCCGGAGCAGGTCGAGGAAAGCCTGAATACCCTCAAGGGAAAGACTCAGGCTATTCTTGAGTCTGTTCAGCAGGCTGCGATTCAGCAGCGCTCGCAGATGCGTGGAGTCAGCCCTACGGGATATGCCACGACTGGACCAATGGACTCTGAACCGGGACACAAGTCGTACTCCGTCAGCGACCTGAAGGACATGCCGATGTCGGAATACGCCAAGATTCGGGGCCAGTTGGGGATCGGCCAGTCGGCCGGTAACCAGCGTGGACTGTACTCGTAATCCACGAGTACCCGCAACAAAAGGACTGACACATGCCCAGTGCAATCACCGGTACCCCGAACCTGTCGGCCTCGCCGACGAACTACTCGGGTGCCAACAGCACGCTCGGTGCGGCGATCCAGACCATCTGGTCCAAGGAGATCCTGTTCCAGAGCATGCCGATCCTCCGGTCTCGGGCCGCCTGATCCAGTGATGGGTCAGTGAGAACCACGCTGTATCGGTGAACCCCTCCAAATGGGCGAATGGGGAATACCGAGGGAACCCAACATCTGGGACTCCGTAGAGACTACACGCGAGGCATCTCCAACAGTTCCAGCCTTTAGATGGGCAGTAGGTCGGTACTGGAGATGAAAATATAGTCCGAACTTGCACGATGGAAAAGTGCAAGAGCCAGACAGAAATGCTTTGGCCCCGCAGCCAGCGGGTAACAATCGCGAATTGTCGAGCAGTTCGCCGTGAAGAAGACGGAGTTGGGTGTTCAGCCCGGTCTCCAAATCAACTTCATGAGGTACAACAATTTGGGAGCCGCTTCCCAGTTGGTCGAAGGCGTTCGGATGCAGACCAACGCCCTGTCGGCCTCTCAGTTCTCCATCACGGTGGCTGAGCACGGCTACGCGGTCGCCGTCTCCGAACTCCTGCTCAACGCGTCCTTCGACGACGTGATGGCCTCGGCCTCGCGTCTGCTCGGTCTCACTTTGGCCGCCTGAGAGGGAAACCTCTCAGTGAAAATCCCGAGAATTGCTGGAACATCCTGCTAGACCTCTTCACCACAGCGTGGGGCGAAAGCCCGAGCGCGATGGTTTGAGAAGAAGAGGGTAGGGACAATCAGCAGCCGAGCCCCTTAACTGGGGAAGGTTCACAGAACATGCACGGGAGACCCGAGAGGGTCAAGAGATGTTCGGGTCTACAGGGAAACCTGTAGAGGCTGGCAGAAATGACCAGCCCACTTCGGAGAAATCCGGAGGGGTAACAGAACGCGAAACATGGCGCTCTACCTCGACCAGTCCGCGCGGGACACCCTCCTGCAGGCGTCGAGCAAGATCTGGGGCTACAACAAGTACGCCCAGACCAGCGCGTTCGGCGTCATGGCGCAGTACTCGCACGGCACCGCCGCCACCGGCACTGACCTGCTGGACGGCACCTTCAGTTTCACGGCGGCCCTCACCAAGGACGCCACCGAGACACTGAGCACCAAGAACGTCCCCCGCTTGGGGGACACGTACGTGGCGTTCGTCCACCCGCACCAGTCGCGGCAGTTGCGCGATGACCCCGAGTGGATCGAGGTCACCAAGTACGCGGCCCCGGGCTCGTTCATGATCGGCGAGATCGGCCGCCTCAACGACGTGGTGTTCATCGAGACCACGCAGGTGAAGCAGTTCACCAACGCACTGGGGAAGACGGTCTACCAGAGCATCTTCCTGGGCGACAACGCCTTCGGGCACGCGATCTCCCTCCCGGTGGAACTGCGCGACGGCGGCATCCTCGACTTCGGTTTCACTTTGGCCGCCTGACAGAGCAATCTGTCAGTGAACAACCCGAGAATTGCTGGGACGTCCTGCTAGACCTCAGAGCTACAACGTGAGACGAAAGTCTGAGCGTGAACGCTTGAAAATCTGAGGGTAGGGATAATCAGCAGCCGAGCCCTTTAGCTGGGGAAGGTTCACAGACTATGTACGGGTCACCCCACGCGGGTGAAGATATAGTTCGGATCTGCATGGAGACATGCAGAGGCTGGCAGAAATGACCAGCCCACTCCGGGAGACCGGAGGGGTAACAGAATGCGAGAGCACGCACTCGCCTGGTACGCGATCTGGGGCCTTGGCCTCATCACCGACCAGGCCGTCCTGATCGCCGAGACCAACTGAGTTAGCGCCGCCGCAAGGCCCCGCCTGCTGAGTTGGTGACAGCATCAAGACCCGATAGGGGAGCCGCACTTTAACGTGCGGCTCCCCTTTCTCGTTAGCCTTGTACTGATTCACTGCTACGAGTTCCGAATCCGGAGAACTGAATGCCTACTGCACGAAATGTCGCTCGCCCTGGTGACCTCACCGGCCGCAACAAGGCCATGCTGGCCAAGGAGAACGCCGAGGAACTGAAGCGGCGCGAGAACGAGATCTCCCTCATGAACGAGGCGGCTGCGGCTGAGCGTGACGACACCGTCCACGACGTCCTTCCCCGCGACATGACCCCGCCTCCGGCCCCATCCGCGATCGAGGTCTCCGACACGGTCGACGTCGAGGTGCCGCTGCGCGAGTTCCGCGTCAACTCCACCATCGAGCAAATGACCTTCGGCCACGGCCAGCACTACGACTTCGAGGAGGGCATCCGCTACCGCGCCCCGAAGCCGCTGTACGACCACCTGGACGACCTCGGATACATCTGGCACTGAGCCAGTAGGAGACCTCCTTCATGACTACCCCTGTTCCGGCCCCGGTGGCCGGTGACTCCTTCGTGCTCGACAGCCCCGAGGGCCTCGGCTCTGGCATGGGCCACATCCCCAACGGCTCGGTCGTGCAGTTCGAGGCCGTCCACGAGGCGGGTACCGCTGGCGTCGGACACGCGGGTGAGGCTTCGGTCGTGCTGTCGCATGAGCACGCCACCCACGTCATCACCGACGAGGGCACGCACGCCCCCGGTACCGCCCGGCGTCTGTTCTCCCTGCACGTGTCCGACTTCCTGCGGATGTTCAAGAAGGTGGACGCCTGATGTCCGGTACCAACGCTGTGTGGGCGGCCAATGCCCTGGACCTTCTCACGGGCCGGGCAATCGCGCGGACCACCACGCGCAACACCTACCTGGCTCTGCTCACTGCGGACCCGGGCTCACCGCTGACCGACGCCTCCACGCTGGCCGAGATCACGACCCCCGGGTACGCGCGCCAGCAGGTGGTGTGGACGGCTCCGTCCGGCACCCCGATGACCACCCAGAACAGCGCGCTGCTGTTCTACGGCCCATTCACGGCGGACATGACCGACGCGGCCTCCTACGCCGCACTGGTCTCTGCGGCCACCGGCACGACCGGCGTGGACGTGATGTACGTCTGGCCTATCGCTTCGCCGATGCTCGCCGTCACCGCCGAGTCCCTCCAGATCGCCGCTGGCCTTCTGACGCTCAACGGATCCTGAGAGGGGTCGCGGAATGGCTACTATGACCGACCTGGTCACGCGCGTACGCGGGGAGATAGGCGACCGCCTGCAGCCGTTCCGCGACACCCTTCGGGGCACGGGGGATGTTCTCCAGTACGAGCTGAGCGCCCAGAACATCTCCACCACCGGACTGTCCGTGGTCTCCCTCACAGGCACCACGCAGACCACCCTCGCCACCCCGGCCGACTACACGCTGGACGACCTCAACGGCATCATCGACCTGACGGTACCCCTGCCTGTCGATGTGCTCCTGCTGGTCGCCGGGAACTCCTATGGACTCTTCTCGGACGAGGAGTTGACCCAGAAGGTCACGGACGCCCTCGCGCAGCACACCAAGGGGCGTACCGTCTCGACGCGCTACCAGGACGCCAACGGATTCATCCGCTACGACGAGCGCCAGGTGACGGTCGCGAACCTCCCTGCGGAGGAAGAGCTGCTCGTCGCGCTGCTCGCCTCGATCGAGGCGATGTGGACGCTGTCGACGGACGCGGCCACCGACATCAACGTGCAGACCTCGGACGGTACGACCGTCGACCGGGGTCAGCGGTTCGCGCAGTTGCAGACTCAGATCGCTGCGACGACGGACCGCTACGCCATGCTCTGCCAGAAGCTGGGCGTGGGCCTATTCACGATCGAGGTCACGAACCTGCGCCGGGTCTCACGCACCACCAACCGTCTGGTGCCGCTGTACCGAGAGCGCGAGTTCGACGACTACTCGCTGCCCCAGCGGATCCTGCCTCCAATCGGCCCAGGCCACCAGAACGACGACGAGTCCGGGATCCCCACCCAGACCATCAACGGGTACTGGTGATCTGAGTGGGCCGCATGGATTGGAAGACGCACGGCCGGTTCAACGTCGACTTCGAGACCACCCACATCATGGGTGCGCTTCGCGGTCGTCAGACCGAGGTCGGAGAGCGCATCGACTACTACCGCTTCGCCT